CTGGTCAAAAATCCTGCGAATGAGCTACTGGGGGACCTTCGGGTCCCCCTTTTACCCCCTTACTAGAAGGGAAGATCATGTCCACACCAATCATTACCGAAGAATTAATCACCTACCTGTCACGTCAGTTTCCCGACATGTCGCTTGACGCTGCAAACATAACGGACACTGAACGCTCAATCTGGTTCCACGCCGGTCAGGTAGCCGTAGTCCGCCACCTCAAGCGGGTGATGGACGACCAACAGGAAAATATACTCACCTCAAATTAAGGAAAATTACAATGTGTGGAAGCCGCCCAGCCGCCGCCGCCCAGCCAGTCCCACCAGCACCACCTCCGGCACCACCGCCAATGCTGGAACAGGTAGTGCCGGAAAAAGCGGCCTCAAACACCGTATCTGATAAGCAGAAAAAGAAGGCAAAGGGTACAAAGAAGTATCAGACGCCGTTGAACATCGCCAAGAACACCAGTGGTTCTGACGGCGGCGGGATTAACACGGCTAACTGATGCAGGCAGATGGCAAAACTTGCGCTTCACGATATGAACAGCTTGCAGCCGAACGCGAGACATATCTGAACCGAGCGCGAGAATGCGCTAAACTAACGATCCCGGCGCTGATGCCTGATTCAGGGCAGTCGGCAGGTACAATCCTGCATACGCCATATCAGGGAATAGGCGCTAGAGGTGTCAATAATCTAGCGTCAAAACTGCTGCTGTCGCTACTCCCCCCCAATACCCCATTCTTCCGCTTCATCATCGACGACTTCACGGCTGAGGAACTGGCGCAAGAACAGGGTCAGCGGGCAAAGGTCGATGAGGCCCTAAATAAAATCGAAAGATCAGTCCAGGCTGAGATAGAAAGTCAGAACCTGAGATCACCGATCTTTGAGGCGCTCAAGCAGCTTGTAGTGTCAGGCAATGTTTTGATCTACCTGCCTAAAAAAGAGGGTGCGCGTGTATTTGACATGCGGCGCTATGTGGTCAAGCGCGATCCTATGGGCGACCCCGTTCAGATCATCATCAAAGAGACCATCAATCCGATGGTGCTTGATGACGACATCCGCGAACTGGTGATGCAGACCATGCCGCGTAACGAACAGAAATCAGTGATTGACGCTGAGGTTGATGTCTACACCGCCATGTACCGTGACAATAAAAAGTGGCGGCTGTATCAGGAAATCAATGGCACCGTGGTTCCGAAATCTGAAGGATCATGGCCTGTAGACAAATCTCCCATGCTGCCACTGCGGTGGACCCGCATCGAGGGCGAGGATTGGGGGCGGTCCTACGTCGAGGAATACAAGGGCGACCTGATCAGCCTTGAAGGAATATCCAAGGCCATACTAGAAGCAACAGCAGCATCTGCCAAAGTTGTGTTCATGGTCAATCCAAACGGCACCACACGCGCCCGTGATATCGCTGAGGCGTCAAACGGTGCAATCGTTTCCGGTAATGCCAATGAAGTCACAGTACTACAGACCGACAAGTATCAAGACATGCGGGTTGCGCGGGAGACCGCTCAGAGTATTGAACAGCGGCTCAGTTTTGCCTTCCTAGAGAACACTGCTGTCCAACGCGACGGCGAGAGAGTAACAGCCACTGAAATTAGGCGCATGTCACAGCAACTTGACGACGCCCTCGGCGGCAGCTTCAGCCTGATGTCTGAGGAATTTCAGCTACCACTGGTGAACCGCGTAATTGACCGCATGGTCAAACAGCGCCGCTTGCCGTCCTTGCCTAAAGGTGTGGTCAAGCCGTCAATCGTGACAGGTCTGGAAGCACTCGGTCGCGGGCACGATCTTGAGAAACTGGAAATGTTTCTTCAGGGTCTGCAAATGCTGCCGCCAGAGGTCATCGCGCAGCACCTCAATATCAGTGATTACATTAAGCGCCGGGGCACGTCCCTCGGCATCGATATGGATGGCCTAGTTAAATCCGCTGAACAACTTCAGCAGGAGCAACAGGCCGCACAACAGCAACAGCAAAGTCAGATGCAACAGCAGGGCATGATGGACATGGCAGGCAAAGCCGTGGGTGGGGCCGCTGGTCCCGCAGTCAACGCAGCTAGTAATATCGCGCAGGGGATGGACCCTGAGATGTTGCAGCAGATGGCAGCGCAATTACAGGAGCAAACTGAATAGATGGTCGAGACAGTTACCATTGCAGCAGCGAACACAGACGACACGCAGCCTACACTAGAGCAAACTGCTAAAGAGATGGGGATATCCGTTGATGAACAGGAGGCCCCTGAAACTGAAGATCGCCCTGATTGGCTACCTGAGAAATTCAAGTCCGCTGAGGATTTGGCGCAGGCATATTCTGAGCTTGAAAAGCGCCAGAGTAGCACTGCTAAGGAAGAGCCAGCGAGTACTGATGAAGCGCGTGAAGCAGTTGAAAGCGCGGGCGTTGACTTCGATGCGCTGTCTGCTGAGTACGCTGAGAATGGCGAGTTATCAGATAAGGCATATGACAACCTTGAGAAGGCTGGCATCCCGCGCAATATCGTTAACAGCTACATTGAAGCGCAGGCTGCACAGGTAGAGGTCGCACAGGCCAAGGTCTACGAGATCGTTGGTGGACAGGAATCCTACTCCGGCATGGTCGCGTGGGCAGGCGAAAACCTCAGTGAGGCTGAGATCGACGCCTATAACACCGCTGTAAACTCAGGCCAGATGGCTTCAGTGGAACTCGCCGTCAATGGGCTGAAGGCGCGTTATACAGCATCAGAGGGTGCAGAACCCTCACGCCAAGTTCAAGGCGGTGTGTCTGGTAATGTTGGTGGAACCTACAGGTCTATGGCCGAACTAATGACCGACATGAATTCACCAGCGTACAAGAACGATCCTGCCTTCCGTGCGGATGTCGAGAAGCGCCTTGGCAACAGTAACATCCTGGAATCTCGTAGAGGATAATTGATGCGTAATTATGCGAAGGAATACCGCGAATACCACGGTAAGCCAGCGCAGAAGAAACGCAGAGCAGGACGTAACAAAGCCCGCTCACTGATGATCAAAAAGAAAGGTGCGTCTGCTGTGGCCGGCAAGGATGTCCACCACAAAGACCGGAACACCCAGAACAACTCCAGCAGCAACCTTTCGATCATCTCCAAGAGTAAAAACCGTTCGATGAAATAGCACCGCTCCTCTTTAGGAGGGCGCTTGGGTGACGGCCCATGTCTTCATACCTTCATTCTACTCGACCCCTTACGAGGGATAATCCTGTTCCCGTGAAGCCGTTGAAGAACCAACTCTTGTTTAATTTTAAAAAGGACTAAAGCTATGGCAAATGCTACAGCCTCTCGCCTTGGTCTCGTTGAAGCAACGGGAACAGGCTATGACGCGCTATTTCTGAAAGTGTTTTCTGGCGAGGTTATGGCCTCGTTCAACGCTAACACAGTTATGAAAGAGCGTGTTCGCACTCGTAACATCTCCTCCGGTAAATCGGCGCAATTCCCGGCAATCGGTAAAACGGTGGCCGCTTATCACACGCCAGGTGCTGAAATTAATGGCACCGCAATCAAGCACAATGAGAAGGTGATCACGATTGATGATCTCCTGATCTCAAGTGCTTTCATCGCCAACATCGATGAGGCAAAGAACCACTACGACGTGCGTTCCGAGTACTCCACGCAGCTTGGTCAGGCCCTTGCACAGACCTATGACCGCAACCTACTGTCTATGGCTATCAAAGACTGTGCTACGCCCCCGACTGCAATTTCGGATCAGGGCACGTCTGAGCAGATTGTTCAGACTGGTGTGCTTAACATGGCAACCGCTGCCAACGTGTCCACTTTTGTCGGCCAGCTTTATACAGCCGCTCAGAAGCTGGATGAGAAGAACGTGCCGAAGGAAGATCGTTACGCCTTCATTAGCCCTGCCGCGTACTACGGGATCGTTCAGAACGACAAAATTGTTAACCGCGATTTCGGCGGAACCAATGGCGTCTACTCTGATGGCACTGTGATCAATGTCGCGGGGATGCAGGTCGTTATGACCAACAACCTCGCCGTCAATCACACGTCCGGTGGAACTGTTGACACTGCTGCTAACAAGTATGGCGTTAATGCGTCTGCTTACCTTGCGCTTGTAATGCAGAAAAGCGCACTCGGCACGGTCGAGCTTCTATCGATGGCCTCAGAAGCGGAATATGACATCCGCCGTCAGGGCACGTTGATGGTGAGTAAGATGGCGGTGGGGCATGGTACGCTTCGCCCTGAGTGCATGGTCGCGATTAAAAACGCCACCTCGTAACTCGCGCTAAAATTAAGGGACACCTCGGAGAAATCCTTGGTGTCCCTTTTTTTCAATTTTCTAATACAGGGATAACCAATGGCAATTCTTACGCCTACCACAGAGCTTGAGGCAGTCAATGTGATGATGTCTCACATTGGGGAAAGCCCTGTTAATACTCTTGAAGATGACAACGTAGTCGATGCCACGATAGCTCAGACAATTCTTGGCTCAGTAAGCCGTGAAGTGCAGTCGCAGGGCTGGTATTTCAACACCGAAATCGGGTATCCGATTGTCAAAGACTCAAATAATAAATTTGCTGTCCCCGCAAACACCGCGAGGATCGATGCGGTAAATACAGCAACATCCTCTACCCACAGCGACCTAGATTTAGTGATGCGCGGCGGGTTTATGTACGACCGCATAAACCACACATACACACCTGACGCCGACACGATCACAGTGGACGTGGTTGTCCTACTAGACTTCACAGATATCCCTGAGACTGCCCGCAGATACATTACGCTCCGCGCCAGCCGCGTGTTTCAAGAGCGTCACCTCGGCTCTAGTATTATGTCTGAGTTCATCGCGCAGGACGAAGCCCGTGCCCTCGCCGCTATGAGGAATGACGAAGCGTGGTCTGGGGATCACAATATGATTACAGACAGTGCCACGCCGCGCAGCATAACCACTCGTTTCGGATTTGATCGCGGAGTGTACTAAGTGCCACTTGTATCATCATCTCTGCCGAACATGACCAACGGTGTCAGCCAGCAGCCAGCGCCAATCAGGCTTCGCACAAGCTGCCAAGCAATGAAGAATGCATTCCCAAGTGTGGTCACCGGCTTACAGAAGCGGCCCAATACCTCATACATTGCGACACTCGCGACCAGCCTGACTGTACCTGATGACGCTGCAATTCATCTGGTGCAGCGGGACGCCACTGAGAAATACATGATCGTTTGTGTGAACGGTGACCTTGAGGTCTATGACCTCGATGGCGTCAAGAAGACAGTCACTTTCCCTAACGGCAAAACCTACCTCGCGTCTGCAACACCCAATACGTCGCTGAGATTTCTGTCAGTCGCTGATCAGACATGGGTGGTAAATAAAGAGAAAACTGTCGCTGCTGCGGCAACCACTGAGTCCAGAACCAACCCTGAGACTCAGTGTTCGATCTACGTTTTCCAAGCCATCGCAAACAAGACCTACGCGATCTACGTCAATAACGTACTCAAGGCCACATACACTACCAACACCAACGTCTCCGCTGCGACTGCCCTTGAGGGCACTGATGTGATTGCCACAGGATTAAAAAATGCTCTCGTTGCCGCTGGTATCTCAGCGACCACTGAGAATAGCACTGTCTGCATGTCCGGCCTTGCCACCACTGATAAAGTTGAGATCACAGACGGCCATGGCGGGCGATCCATGCGGGTGTTTAAAGAGGACCTTCAGGAATTCAGTGACCTACCTCCGCAGGACGTTGATGGGCGGCTTGTACGCATCAAAGGTGATGTTGAGGAAGCTGGCGATGATTACTGGGTGCGGTACAGCGACAATGTCTGGACAGAAACTGTAGGCTACAACGAAGGCCGTGAGCTTACTGCCAGCACAATGCCGCACACACTCGTAAGGAATACAGACGGCACCTTCACTTTTGGGGTGGATGTGTGGGCAGATCGCATTGCTGGGGATAGCCAAACCAACCAGGACCCATCGTTTGTTGGGGGCAAGATCAACGACATCTTCTTGCATAAAGGTCGAATGGGCTTTCTGTCCGGTGAGAATGTAACCTTTTCCGAGAACCAAGAGTTCGAGAATTTCTACAGGACAACGACTGTTCAGCTACTGGACAGTGAGCGGATTGATGTCGCCTCGACAACGAATAGTGTGTCTACGCTATATGCTGCTATTCCTTACGCAAAAACTCTATTGCTGTTTTCAGATAAGGTACAGTTTGAAGTCGAGAGTGGCGACACACTGACCCCAGCAACTGTCGGCATCCGCGTAGCAACCACGTTCGACGCTTCAATTTCTGCTAGGCCCACGGCAGTCGGCCCTAACGTCTTCTTCGCTGTTGATGGCAGTTCATTTGCTGGTATCAGGGAACTGTTTGTTACTGACCAGACGGACAATAAAGACTCAGCGGAGATCACGATCCAGGTGCCTCGCTATGTGCCAGCGAACATCGTTAAGATGTCTAGCAGTACCACTGAGGACCTCATGGCTGTCCTTAGCTCTGGCAACAGAAACAAGCTGTTCATGTACAAGTGGTACTACAGCGGAGATGAAAAACTACAGTCCGCGTGGGGCGAATGGACTTTCCCTGCCGGGTACACAATCCTGTCCGCCGAGTTCTTAGAACAAGACCTCTATATCGTCTACAAGAGCAACTCAGGCGTACACATTGATAAGATGGTGGTGGAGGATGGCGAGGGCCTTGACGGGGCACCTGATGATATCCTGTTAGACAGAAAATCAGTGAATACAGCCTGCACAGTTTCATACGATGCAGCAACAGATTTGACTACCGTCACTCCCCCGTACACAGAAGCTGCCACATGGCAGGTCGTACAGTCTGACGGCACAATCCCCACGATAACTAGCCAGACATCTTCATCCATATTGGTGTCGGGCGACCTCTCCTCAAGCACGTTTAGTGTCGGGGTGCCCTATACGTTTGAGTATGAGTACTCGCACCAGTATGTCAGATCAGGTGATCGTGGCTCAGAAACACCTATCCAGGATGGGCGTCTTCAACTCAGATACTTCTCACTTTTGTACATAAACACAGCCCAGTTCACTGTCGAGGTGACGCCCACAAATCGAGACACTAGGTCATATGTGTTTAGCGGTCGCATTCTTGGTTCATCTAGTAACGTCTTGG